TCTAGAAGTTCTAGCTGTTGCTGAAAAGCCATAATTGTTGGCATAAGCTGTCCACGATTTGCTTGAACTATTGCATTAATATCAATTCCATACTGCTTTGCGGTTGCAGAAGCCTGTTTTGTTGGATTAATTAAAGATGCCATACCAGACTTTAAAGCATTAGCACCTTCAGCTGCTGAGATACCACCTTCTTTTAGTGCTACCATCAAAAGCGATAAGTCTTTAACGTCACCACCCAAAGACTTAATAACTGGTCCAGCTTTTGGAATTGCAGTTGTTAAGTCCTGTAAAGAAAGGGAAGTTTGGTTTTCCACTGCGTTAAGGAAGTTAACAGATTCAGCAAGTTCATCAGTACTTATCTTAAATGCGTTTTGTAGAGACAGGGTTGTTTTCATAGCGTCTTGGTTTGAAACATCACCAAGAACAGCAAGACGAGTTGTTTCTCTTAGTGATGCAAGAAGCTTTTGTCCTTCTAAGCCAGTTGCTGCAAGATCAGCAGCTAGGGAGGCTGTTTCTTTTGCTGCAATACCAAATGACTTTGAAAATTCTATAGCAAGATTACGAACATCATTAACCATTTGATCTGTAGCATCTGATGTACTATTCATTAAGTCACTTCCATAAACTTTCTGGAAGCGTGTAAGTTCTGCATCTACTTCACGGAAAATTTTAGATACTGTATTTCCATAAATAGTTAAAGGAACGGTAAGACCAACGGTAATCTGACGACCAGCCCACTGAGTATTCTTACCAAAATTAATTAAATGTGTTGTTCCATCTTGAACAAGGTTATTGAATATAGACCACTGTTTTTGAGATACAGCAAGTTGAGTATTAAAATCTTTTAAGTTAATAGTTGCAGGGGTAATCATCATACCCATTTGCTTTCCATCCATGCCCTTGCCAAGATTTACAAGCTGAGACATTTCTCTGGATACTTCACGAACAGCAAGTTTATGTGCATTAGATGACTTGCTAAATGCACCAATAGCTTCTTGTGCATATTGCTTTAGAGTAAGTTTTTGCTTTAGAAGGGATTGCCCAAACTGATCAACAGAATCAGTAAGTTCAACCATCTTGGCATTCCAGCCACCAATTTTTCCAATATCAGATGCAAATGCACCTGCAAGGTTTGACTTTAATCCTACGGACTGCTTGTCAAGATTTTGTAATGTATTATTTAATAAGTTTGCTTCAGCAGTGAGCTTTTGCATTTGCCCAATAACTGGACCAAAGTTGGCTGAATAATTAAATTGAGCATTAATATTAGCCATTTACATCCGCCAATCCTATTGTTTGATACCCAAGACCATCGCTTGAACTTATGCCAAATTCTAATGCATATGCAGAATCTTGGCTTCCGCCCAGTCTTCTTTCTGCTCTTGCCGTTACCTCTGCAAGACTTGCTGGTGCATCTGGTCCAGAACTAGCAGAACTATTTTCAGACAAGTCAATTCCTTGGATGGCAGCTAAAAACTTATTTTGACGATTTTCTTTTTCATGCATCGCACCTAATGTAGCTATCAATTCTTGCATAGAAAGACTTGACTCAAGTTCATCATAGTCTTTCCAGTGACCCAGAAGGAAAACTTCCGATTCTAGGGCAGCTAGGTCTAGTTCATTCCAGCTAGTTCCTGAGCTGCCGTTAGCAGGTTTGGGTCGTTAAGCTTGATATCTGCAGCAACCTCCAATATTTTATACATAGATTGAAGATCTAAAGCCTCTTCTAGCTTTTCCTTTTCAGAAATCTCTGGTGCGAATTGTTTCATTGCAATAGATGTGCAATCAAGTAGGAGGTCTAGAAACTCGTCCTCTGTAGTCTTTGTTTCTACTTCTCTCCATTTCGTCATAACCTGACGTAGGTTCTTTAAGTTTAATGGTTTTACAGTGATGATTGTTCCATCTTGTAGTTCCATTTCGATTGATTCGTAAATTTTGGTAGCCATTTTTCTCCTATGTTGTTCCTTTGTCCATTATAGCCTACTATTTATTATATAAAAGCAATATGGTGGGTATTTCTACCCACCATATTACACGATATTTAGTTATAGATTACGCTGCTGTGTAAACACGATCAATGATCTTGCCGTAGATAGCGTTGTTATCTTGTGATGTTGCTACGTTAGATGGAAGCAAACGGAATGTTACAGGGAATACTGTAGCTTCGTTACGCTTAATACCAACAGAAACAGTTTCCATCGAAAGAGCACGATATCCAACGTATACACGTTCTACCGCAGTTCCTCCATTAAGACCACCATTTTCCAATAGTTGTTCTGGACCTGGACCTACGATTAGGATGGATCTTTCTACTGGGGAGTAACCAAGAGCACCACCGTTAAGGTCAAGTGTCTTTGTGTATCCTGATGTAGAAGCAACTGAAGATCTTAGATCTCCTTGATTGCCTGTCTTTCCACCAAGAACAACAAGGAAGTTCTCTAGAGTTGCCTCTGTAAGAGTGGTTTTAACCATAACTTTCTGACCTTGCTTGAAAATCTTAGCAACGTCAAGAAGCTGATCAACCTGAACTTCACCAAAGTCTGGTTCGAAAGAAAAGTCCACACCTTCGGATGTGTACCCAACGTGTGTCCATTCTGCAGACTTTACGTTTGTTGTCTTCTGGTAAGAACCAAGTGTGTTAGCTTCAAATGTTCCAGTTGAAGGAATATCTTGAATTGTCTTTTCATCTTCGTCTGCACCGATGTAAAGAACACCAGCACCAACGATAATATTTTTTGAATTATTAGCCATTTTATTTTTTGCACCTCCTGCTTTTTGTTGATTTAGCTTTCGGGGGCTTCCTCAATATCTATTTTACCACAAATCTCTTACGAGCGTGAATACTCATAGGTTACATATAAGGTTGAAAGATTTAGCCCAGATTCCAAGCCAACTGGCTTTTTCTCATCTAGGGCATATTGTTCTTGACGAACCTTGATGTATTTAAAGTTAATTCCAGTATCTCTAATATGGTTATTTATCTCAAATGCTGAGATATCAAACTTACTCAGGGCATCGTAGATGAAGTTCTTTAGTGGGTATAGTTTATTCCAAGGTCCAACAATAGTAAGGGTAGCTTCTTCTTTAATCAAAGGGAAGCATTTTAAGTCCACCCCAGTATATAGGAAGTCATATAGGATATATGGACTTGGGTTAGTTATGGCATTTGAATCATTGATAGCAAATATTGGCTGAACGGTATACGCATCTGTATCCCAAACAGCAGAAGGAAGTTGGGTGCTTCCATTAACATCACCTTTAGCTAAATCCCAAAGATAATTACCAATAAGGATAACTGGCAACTTTGTATAATCCATTACTACTTTGATCTCCTAGCGATTCTATTTGCTGACTCTTTAGCCATTCCAGAGCCATTAAGGTTCCCAGAAGAAATTCTTGACAAGCTAACTTCTGACTCTTTTAATATCTCTCTGTTAATTTTATCATAAAATCCAACATCTTCTAGCATCCTAGAAGCCTGTCTATTCATATAATCTTCAAATGCTCTTTGAAAAGATCCAGATACCTGTATACCTCCAGGATTTGGAACATATGATTGTTTTGTAAATACTTTTTCACCATCAACATCAAATACTAGAAATTTTCCAGATCTAGGTCTAATGGTAACTGGATTGCCTTCTTCCATTATGAAGGCTTTCTTACGAAACACCTGCCCACTGTTCTCAGGAGCGGTAGCGTCTCTAAATGAGTATTGTATACTTGGAGCACCAGCACTTCCTGAAATTGTATAATAAAATAATCTAGCATTTCTTTGACCTGTTTTATCTTTTTCATAGACGTGGTGAAATGACGCACTATCTCTTCTTGCAATATTGTCCATATAGAATCCAAAATATTCACCAACCATTTCAAGGGCATTTCTAATTATTAGGTTTTTGTTGGTTGGAGTATTATGAAGTTCTGAAAGTGTTCCAGTATGATATTGTGCTGTAGCTACAATCTTTTCAGCCATCTTACCAGTATCTACTGCCATATTAATCTACTTCTAGTGACTGTATTTCTTGACGCTTTAATACCGTTTCGTATTCTATTATTTTTCCAGTATGGTCAAGAAGGGGTGTTGTTCCACTTGGTTCAAATATAGTTGCATTATCTAATCCACCCTCACTATTTTGAATATAGTCTTCTGTCCAAATAACACCATCACTATTTTTAATTGAAACTACACGAAACTCGCTGGATATTGGAGCTGCTGTTCTAATTTTTACAAAGTCTTTTGAGTTAATTAAATAATCTTTTAGGTCTACCTGTGCTGAGTTTCCACCAAGTTGTGATCCAAGAATACCACGAGCATAACAAGGCACTGTTTTTTGAAGAGCCCAAGATTTTGTTACCATACCATTTGTTGCATCACGGGTGGTGGTTGGCTCATAAATGTCTGCTTGCATTGTGTAGGTAGAATGTGCCAAACAAGACATTTAAATCGCCTTTAAATTCCAAGACTTATATGGAGAAAGCAATGAGTCTACATATAGGTTTCCAGTACCATTTAGCATTCCATCTGCAAACTGAATGTTAAAGGAATCGTTATTAATTGACTTTAAGCCCTTATTTCTATAAATAGAATCGTTGCACAAAAAGTCATTAATAAGTTCGTATACTGCAATTTTAATATCTTCTGGAACTGCCTTCCATCCGTATTCTCCACGAACTAAATATGCAGAGTCTTTTCCAAAATATGAAGGGTTTTGTAAAGGATTTTGATCTACCCATTCAGTAATATTTACACCTTCTGCAACAACTTTTATAGAAAACTTACTTGGTGCTACTGCTAGGGTTACATCAAGTAAATCAACAACTGGTTCTTCTGTAGAGTCATATATCAAATAGTCATCAAATATAATCTTATCAAATGATTCAATTCTTTGACCTAAGTGCAAAAGGTCGGTATTTTGTCCATAAGCACCTACTGTCTTATATTCAAACTTAAACTCTGAGTTTATATAAGCATTAATTAAATACCTTGCTTTTCTTTCAAGCTTTTCAATAAAAGCATCTGGTTGACCATTAAGTATACTAACAGCACCATTTGCACCATTTTGAAAGTAATTTTTTATTTCAGATACTGTGGCGTATGGTCTTTTAATAGTGACATCAATGCTATCTGTTGAATATCCATTTACTTGAATTGACTGTATTTCTATTACTAAAGATCTATCATATTTGCAACTATCTGCATTTAAAGTAATATTAAATGATTGACCACCTTGATCTATAATCTTATGCACTCCTGATTGAGTTCCACTTGTATTAACTAAAGATTTTGGAGAAGTTGTATATATATTAAACTTATTTGCATCTGGAGTTGTTTCAACATAATAGGTAGTTGAGGTGTTTATTCCTGTTGGCAGAGACCCAGTTGTGGAAAACTTAATAGCATCTCCATCAATATAATCATGATTTGCCTCAGTAATTAGTGCAGGACTAGCAATACTTATTGTGGCTACTGTTCCAGGATCTTCTGCAAAATTAATTTCTTCATATTGAATATATGTGTCATTTGTATTATCATAAACACTATATACTAGGCTAACTGTATTTTGTGGGGCAGTATATTCAAAACTAGCAGTTCCCAAATCATTTACTAAAACTTCCATTTAAACACCATAGAAAGATTCTACTTCTTTCTTGGTAGCCTCCCTTACTTCATCTGCTTGGTTAGCTAATATTTGCTCTGCCAGCGATTTATTAACAAGCACAAATGGCTCGTCCATATCAAACTTAACACCATTTCCAGCGTAATATCCACCACGCTTAATAGCCATAGTTAAAAGAACTTTTTCTTCTTTTTTAGATTCTACTTTTGCTTCTTGTATTTTTACTTTAACTTCTTCTTTTGTAGGACCGTCTTCATAGTCAAACAATGATTTTGATGATTCTTCATACATTTCCCAAGTAACTTTAGCCTCTTCAATAGCTTCAATAATATCTTGTTTTCTTGCATTCTTTGATATTTCAATATCAAATGATAGACATAAACCCTTAAGGTCTCCGATTGTTTTACTAGATAACATAAATCCTCCTAATTATTAATTATACACTAAAAAGAAGTAAGGGTCGGACAAAAATCCGACCCTTACCAAGATAGCTTGTAACTAAGCAGTTGGTACTGCGTAGGCTACTGCTGACTTTTCTTCTAGTGCTACACCCATACGGACGTAGACTGTGTACTCTACAGAGTCCTTTCGTGGTTGGAACTCACGATGTACTGTAACATCTCTCTGGAAACCCCAAATGCGGTTTGAAGGAAGAGTTAGGTCTACATAGTCTTCTGGATACAAAGGAACTTCTTGAACTGGAAGACCGAAGATGGTGTATTGAGCACCAGCTGGACCGCCAATTCTAGGAGTAACTCCGTCAATTACACGAGTAGCAACATCGTAAGGAACTGAGGTTCCGTCAGTTGTATTAACTGTGCGAAGCTCTGTTAGCAATTCCTGAATATGCTTGCTATTCATGTAGAACTTAAGATCCTGACGGCGAGCCTTGAACTTACGAGGCATTGCATTATAGATTGCTTCGATTGCATCAAGAGTCAACTTTGCGGAAGATCCATCGCCTGAATCAGGAGTAGCTTCCCAAATGCTTGTCATAGTTGCAGCAGCTGCTGCAGCTTCGTGAGCACCTGCGTAGTTAGTATCCTTGATCTGACGGATAAATCCTGCAAGAGTATTGTCATATGTACCGTTACCAGAATCACCTGGACGACCATTAATTGCAATATCTTCCAAGTCGTTTCCGAATTGAGTTGCCATCAAACGTACAACGTGATCCTCTAGAGACGCACCTTCAATAGAGTCCTCTAGGGATTCTGTTGATAGTTCGTACTGTAGACGGAACTTTGTTGTTGTAAGTTCGATCTTTGTGAATGCTGGAGCACTGTTTGCACCTGTATCATCAGCCTGTGTAGCTTTTGTTACAAGACGTGAACCAACACGGATCTTATCCAATTCCATAGTATTTCCACGCATCGTTACCTTGCGACCATCGTTAGCTAGAACCATCTGATCAAAGATGTATTCGATAAACTGTGTAGATTGTGTTGGGTTAAGAACACCACCTGCGTCACCAGAGTTTCCTAGTGCTGTCATAGCACCAGGAGATGTTAGTGGAGAAAGAACTGTGCCACTTGCTGTGGCTTTTTCTAAAATATCACTCATTTTTATTTTTCACCTGCCTTTTATTTTCTAATTTAAGTATTGCGAGGAACTGAGGAAGCGTCCCCCCCATACAGAATCTGACTTCTGTATAGTTGTTTCTGCGGAACTCTCAAGTTCCCCAGACTTTTTTACAGCGGTATCGTTTTCTACAGATTCCAATCTTCCATTAATTGTTTGTACTGCATTTACGATATCCGCCAAACCTTTGTTGATCTCTTCTAAACGAGAATCATTTTCTACAAGCTTATCGGTTAAAGCTTTTGTTACTTCTGCAACAGTGTTTACAACACCGTTAACTGCAGCTGCATTTGTTTCGCCACTCTTTGTAAGAGCCTCGCCAACAAAATTTTTGATTTCACTAAGAGTCTTTTCAAGGTCAGTCGCCTCACCATTATCGGTGGAAGCGTCATCTGCAGATCCCTCTGTATCTACGGATGTTTCGACTGTATCTTCTGTTACTTCAACTTCATCAGACTTTGCAATCTCTTCTTCTGCTGGAGCTTCTTCGGCTTCAACAATTTCATCAACTACAACTTCTTCTGCTACTTCTACAATTTCTTCAACTGTAGCGTCTTCTGCAACTTCGTTATTTTCAGTCATATCAACACCTCCTTCATTTATTTGGGTGGCAACTAACTCTACGTCATTTGCCTCATTCACTACTGTGTTAGGTAGAGAAACTTCTGTTTGTACGCCAATAGATTTAAGGACTTTAACTGTCCAAGATCTAAGTGTACTCATTCTATGTCCTACAACTGTTTTAGATGGCTTCCAAGAGTCTCCGTCTTTTTCGTAAACTCTAATAGCCACCGCTGGGTCTTCTGGTGTTCCTGTAATTGTAACACTAGAATTTGGTACTTTAATTTTACCATTAGTTACTACTCTTGTTACTTTACCTCTTGCTGTTCCACCTGAAGAGCCCCACTGAACAAAATCTCCAGTGGAATATTCTCCTGCTTTTTTAATATATTTCTTTTTCTTTTTAGGATCTTCTTCAGTCTGAATATCTGAAAATCTTGGATTTTGCTTAGGATATTTCTTTGGAACATCATCACTTGTAATCGTTCCAGGATTAACTGCTTTATGCATTTCAATTATCTTTGACATTGCATTTTCAACATTTGCTTTTGTAATTTCGTCAATCCATCCAATAGATGAAAGCTCTGAACTGCAAGAAGCACACGAATATTTTTCTTCATTTGAAAGATACGCCATTTCTTCTTGTTCACACCAGAA